AGGGGTATTGCTTATGAGTAACTTTCATATTATCGGATCTGGTGGATGTGGATTTCTTCGGGCCAATTATCTTCTAAGAGATCACACTCCAATCAAATATAAAGGTGGAGGTCCTAAGTATCAAAATAGTTTTGAGACTTGGAGTGAAGGTAATGGATTGATCTGGGATGCAGAAAGTCTTTCAAAGGAAGAAAGAATTCGTAGAGTATCCTTTCATTTTGATCATGATCAAGATGGGTGGGTGATTTCAAACATCACACATTCATATTTAAAGTATGTTCCTGAGTTTCTGGAATTTTATCCGGACATGAAATTCTTGTGTCTGCGTGGTAGAAGAGAGCACTCAATTAAATCTTTAGCTACGTCTTGGGGATATCGCAATCCTTGCTACGTAAAGGATAGATCGATTGGATTTGGTCATAACCGATATGCTGTAAGTCAGTTTCCAAATTACAGCGATTCAAGAGATGAGTTTCATGCAACGGAAAGATATTGGGATGAATATTATCGTATTGCAAATGAGTTGCAAGAGCAATACCCAAATAACTTTTTGATTGTAGATGCTCCAGAGTTTTTTGGTAATACTCAATATCAACTGTGTTGTTTAGGGTGGTTGGGAATTGATGTTCATATTGACAGTTCTCCAAAAGCAAAACATCTTCCAGTAGATTTTAACAATTGGACTATTAGTACAACACTGCACGGTGGACTTGGTAATAACTTATTTCAGATGGCAGAAGTTATTTCATTCTGCAAGAAGTTTAATCTGCCAGAGCCAAAGTTTGGTACATGGGATCTATGGAATGGTGGCAACTTATATCCACCATCATACAACTCTGACAAACTTCTTGGTGGACATGATGGAACTCATGCGGACATGAAAAAATATTTTCCAAATCTAAATTGGCAAGGCAATCTTTCCACAACATTTGATACTAAGTTTGTTATCAATGACATGTTTAGATTTGGCTCTGTAGAAAATCTTGATGATGTTAGAGATGTTCTTGGTACTAATACCAGCAATGTATCTGGAACAGTTTCATTACATCTAAGATTCTGCACTCGTCCTGCGGATGATCATGTCAATGGTTATGTTGATGATGAATTTTATATAAAAGTATTTGAAAAAATTCCTGCAAAGAGTAAAGTTTATATCTTTGCTGACGATAATAATAAAGCACGATATAAGTTATCTTGGTTTAGGGATAACTTTGATATGCATTTCGAAATATTTGGTGGGAATGCTTTTCAATCACTACAAAAGATGGTAGAATGTGAGTATCATATTTTGCATGTATCAACGTTTAGTTTTTGGTCCGCTTTCTTAGACTCAAATCAACCAAACACAAAAGTATTTTATCCTCAATCTTTTATTGGTACGCATAGCCCAAACATGATACCCTATAAAGAGTGGCAAATGTTATGAACTGTATAATCTATCTTGTCAGATCTTCTGATGAAGATGTTGAAATGTTCAATAAGTCTCTTGCACTTCTTGAAGAGAATGTACTTAAGTTTACTTCTGCAGATGTAATTGTTTTTGTAGAAGATTCATTTTTTCCGTATGTGGAAAAGGTTAAAACAAATTTAAACCTTAAGTACAATCTAGTTCAATTTGATGTGCCAGAATATTCCAATGAAATTGCACGTCACATACCAGAATTTTTTCCACACCCAACTCATGGAAATGGTCCTGTTGCCTGGGGGCATCCAGGATTTTCCATGGGGTATCGCCACATGTGTAGATTTTTCTCCGGCGAAATGTATAATCAAAGTATTATAAGAAATTATAATTATTACTTGAGATTAGACACAGATTCTTTTATACATACTCCATTGAATTATGATATTTTTGATTGGGCTGAAAGTAATCATTGTTATTATGGTTTTATTGCTCCTGCTGTTCAAACTGATAATCCAAAAGTAATTGAAGGATTGTGGGAATTTACAAACGACCTATACCCAAATCATATACCTGAGGGTATGATGTTCTATACTAATTTTGAATTGGGTAAAGTGGACTGGTTCTTGACAAGTCCCTACATGGAATTTTATAATAAGATTGGCGAACATGGTGGAATCTATACTAAGAGATGGGGTGATGCTCCTATTAAATTCTTAGGGGTCAATCTGTTCATGCCACAAGAAAACATTCAACCCGTCACGGGGTTTACTTATCAACACGGAGCCGTATATCAAGTCTAATGGATAGAAATAAATCGACTTTTAAATTAAAAAATATTGGTCCAATCTATTGCATCAATCTTGATGGGCAACCAGATAGATGGCAATACATGGAAGATCAGTTCAAGTATTGGGAGATTGAAAACTATACTCGAATCTCCGCATATGATGGTAGAGAAGATGATCTGAGTGATATTATTTCTGGTCGCTATCCAGAGATGATGACTTCAGGTGAAATTGGATGTACCACATCACACCTAAAAGCAATCAAACATTGGCTCGAAACGTCCGATAGTCCCTATGCTATCATGATGGAAGATGATTGCAATTTAGATCTTGTAAGGTTCTGGAATTTTACTTGGAATGATTTCTATGGTCGCATTCCTTATGATTGGGATGTAGTGCAGATTGCAATTATTTGCACTGGAGATCTTCATGTCAAATTGCACAAGCGTTTCGTGAATGATTTTTCTACTGCTTGTTATATGATCACTCGTCATCATGCTGAAAAATTAATGAAGCATCATGTTCGAGGAGAAAAGTATAAACTCGATAATGGATGCAAGCCACGTCCTGTTGCGGACGATCTTATCTATAATTCGGGTAATACTTATAGTATTCCTCTTCTTCTTTATAAAATTGAACTTGGATCATCAATTCATCCAGATCATATTGATGCGTTCCACAAGGGTAATCATGATGGTCTTCTTAATTTCTGGAGTCAGCGTGGAGCTGAATTGAAGATTGAGGAACTTATGGATTATGATCCTTATCTTGGAAGAGTTGTGGAAAACTCAGCCGTTGCTCAGGGTTGACAATCTTAAAAATTCGTGTTAGATTGGATACCAATCTTAAGAATGTCTTAGGATTTACCGTAGTTTATTAAAAACATTTAATATGAAGTATACACTTTTTGCTGCATGTGCTCCTTTCCTGATTAGCCCCGCTTTTGCTGGTGGACTGACTGGTAACTATGCTGCAGCTGGTGCTGCGATTGGAACCAATTCAAATAGAACTGCAGGTTCCGTGAGTGGTCGTTTAGATTCTCGTACTCTTGGATCTACGATTCCCGTTTCTCTTCGTCCTCAACTTACCATTGGCAGCGCAACTGGTGGTAACGTTAATGTAACTTATGATGTTCCTGTTGCTAACAACGTAAATGCCTATGTCGGCGGCGGCGCTGGATTTGGAGCAGGTACTGCCATCAACACTAATAATCAAGTTGCAGGCATTGCTGTGCTTGGCGTAGAAGGTGAAGTGGCAAAAAATGTAGTCCTGTTCACCGATCTTAAGTTTGGGTTTGGTTCTTCTACGACCTACACCCCAACTGTTGGTGTTGGATACAAGTTCTGATTTGCTAATAAAATCACGAGGGGGAGCTTGACTCCCCTTTATTTTTGCTATATAATTGTGTAACAATTCGTAATAAAACGAAAATGACTGTAACAACTAATGAGCGTGGTCAGCAAAATATGTTTGCTAAAGAACCCACCATGTATTATGAGAACTACGGACAACTGACTCCCAACCAAGTAAAGGAGAGAACCAATGGGCGCTGGGCAATGGTCGGTTTTGTTGCTGGTCTCGTATCTTATATTAGCACTGGCAACTTCTTCTTCGGTATCTTCTGATGACTGAAGCAATCTTTACAATTACTTCTGTCGCTTTCTTTGTATTGTTGGCAGTATCTGTAGAACAACTTTCCGAAACTTACTAAGGAGAAACACAATGAACAAAATTTTTACCGAATTCGCTGAGCGTTGGAATGGACGCCTGGCAATGCTTGGATTTCTGGCCGCTGCCGGTTCATATCTTACTACTGGTCAAATTATTCCCGGCGTATTTTGATGGAAGTGAACATGCGTAAAGAGAATTATCAAATTCCTCAAGTTGAATTTACATTCCGCGAGAACGGTGAATTTGTAACTCGTACATCTTCGGAACTTTTCGATGGTAAGCGTGTGGTTATTTTCAGTCTGCCTGGTGCATTCACTCCTACTTGCTCTGCTTATCAACTCCCTGGATTTGAAGAGAAGTATGAAGAATTCATTGGACTTGGTATTGATGACATTTATTGTGTTTCTGTTAATGATGGGTTTGTCATGAATGCCTGGGCTAAGGACCAGAACATTGAGAAAGTCAAACTCATTCCAGACGGCAATGCTTACTTCACACGTTCTATGGGATATCTTGTCAACAAGTCTAACCTTGGTTTCGGTGATCGCTCTTGGCGTTATGCTGCTGTCGTGGATAACGGAGTCATCGAGAAACTATTCGTGGAAGTGGGGCAACGGGACAATGCCGACTCCGACCCTTATGAGCAGACTACTCCTGAAGTTGTTCTAGAGTATGTGTCAGCAAATGTAAAAGTTGGCACTACAGTTTAAATAATCAAGGCGTCCGAAAGGGCGCTTTTTTTATAAATACTCCAGTGTTTAGATTAATATCCAATGACATTAGATCTTCATAACTTTTTCAAATTTTATGATGATGGTAATGCAAATCATGTAGCAGCAGTTCAATGGTTGGAAGACAACCTACCTGCTAACTTCATGGATGACGCAGAAACCGAGTGGATCGGAATTTTTAGAACTAAACCCCCTACACCAGAAGTTCTTGCAGTTCCATACTTCAACCAAGTAGATAACTACAGAGATGCACATAGAACTTGCAACAGTTCATCGTGTGCTATGTGCCTTGCTTTCCTTAAGCCAGGATCGATTAAGGGTGATGATGAGTATGTTAAGAAAGTATTTGCGATTGGCGACACGACTGACCATTCGGTACAGACAAAGGTTCTGGCAGGTTATGGAGTTAAGTCACACTTTAGTTACAATCTTTCTTTTGCTGATATTGATAAAAGTCTTGACGCTGGGAAGCCTGTCGTTATTGGTATCCTGCATAGGGGTTCTCTTTCTGCACCTACTGGTGGGCATATGTGTGTTGTAATCGGTAAGACTCCAGACGGCAAAGGATATTATGTTAATGACCCATATGGTTCTCTGAATGACAACTATACAGGCCCTGTGACAAATGGTAAGAAGACCATTTATACCAAAGCAGTTCTTAAGCATCGTTGGTGTCCAGGTGGCAACGATGGCTGGGGCAGAATTTTCGACTGATAGGAGAACAAACAATGGCACGTATCGATTTACACAACTTTTTCAAGTTCTATGACGAGAAGAACCCCAATCACGTCAAGGCAGTTCAGTGGTTAGAAGATAATCTCCCTGTTAAGTTCCTTGAGGACAACGTAGATTGGGCAGAAATCTATCGCGGAAAAAAGTCGAACGCTGCAGCACCGGCAGCTGCAGCAACTGCTCCTGTGACTAGCGGTGGTGATGATGTTCCAATGATGGGCATCAAGTTAATCAAAGAGTTTGAAGGATGTCATTTATCTGCATATCCAGATCCTTTATCTGGCGGACTTCCAATCACGATTGGTTGGGGATCTACTCGCAAGAAAGATGGATCACCTTTCAAACTTGGCGATAAAATTACCCAGCAAGAAGCCGATGAATTGCTGATCAGTCAGTGCAAGAATCAGTTTCTTCCTGCCCTTCGTAAGATCCCTCATTGGAATGAAATGTCAGATGGAAAAAGAGGCGCTCTGCTCAGCTTTGCTTATAATCTTGGTGCCGGCTTTTACGGTGGTGATAACTTTAATACTATTACTAAACGCCTGAAGAATAAGGAGTGGGACATGGTTCCCGATGCTCTTTATATGTATCGCAATCCTGGTTCAAATGTAGAAGCAGGTCTTGCACGTAGAAGAAAGGCAGAAGGCGAAGCCTGGAAAAAAAGTTAACCTACCACACTAACTAAGATGGATAAGAAAAAGGAAAATGCTATGGGACAAATTATTCGTATTGCTATCTTGAGTTGGTCTGCTGCTCTTCTTACTGCCAGTTATGCAGGTATGCTGTCAAAGATGGATCCAACATTCATTGCGACAGTATTTACCGCTTCAGCCGCTACCTTTGGTATCAACACCATGAAGAAAGGTGGTGAAGATGATGAAAAAAAAGAAGAGCCACGTAGAGAGGAGTTTGTTGTTGCTCCCCCAGAACCTCCAGTTGAAGAACTGTCTGTAACTTTAGAAGAGAGAGTTGAAGCTCTTGAAACTAAAGTAGATGAAGGTGAGGGTTTTGTTCAACCACGTACAGGAGTCTAATAAAAACATGAGGTATTATGCCAAGAGAATGGAACACGCCAGTTCGGGAGCCCTGGAACCCGGTAATTAAAAAGTGTCTCGATGCTGTAGATGAGCATATGAGATTGCACCTGAAAACGGGTGACGACTGGCACCTTTCACAAGCAGAAACCTTAAGAAATTATGTAAAAGAATTGAAAGTTTGGATTCATAAACAAGAGGGTTGGTGGAATGAATGAGTTTCCGTGGGGAGTTCTTGTAATATTATGTTGTGGTCTTACGATGACTGCGTATATCATTTACTACATATTACGGTTAGCTCATATGGAGATGGACGATGAAACATCTAGCGATCATTCTATCCGCGACAAGTCTGACAATTAGTGCGGGACTTTGTTATGGTGCTTATGTAACTTACCAAAAAGCACAGAAGATTCTTGAAAACCCAGAAGAGTTTGTTGGTATGGTTGTAGAGAAACAGGTACAAAAAGCAATTGATGCTCTGCCACTTCCCAAACTAAATACCAAAGAGTTTAAATTGCCATTCTAATGGATAATAAAGATCCTTATATCTACAGAATCCGTGAGATTCATAAAGTTGTTGATGGAGATACAATAGATGCTGACATTGATTTGGGCTTTGATATTTCTCTCACTAAGCGAATTCGCCTTGCTGGGATTGATACTCCTGAGTCACGCACTGCAGATGCGAATGAAAAGAAATACGGACTTGAATCAAAAGAATGGTTGAAGAAGCGTTGTGAGAACGCAAAGGATATTCTTATCAAGACCGAACTTCCAGACTCTACAGAGAAGTATGGTCGTATCATCGGTCATCTGTTTATCAATGGTGAAGAGACTTCATTGAATAACCAAATGATCGCTGAGGGTTATGCTTGGACTTATGATGGTGGAACTAAGGTTAAGAACTTTGCTGAACTGGATGCGAAGCGTAAAAAGTAATTACTTTGAGTGAAACTTTTTGTATTGTTCTTTCTTTTGATTCTTCTGTTCTTTCTTGAGTAACTTATTGACTTTCTTGAGAGACTGACTTTTCTCAAATGCAAAATAAACTTGAAGTTCATATGGGGTAAGGTCTCTGCTTAAGAGTTTCTTACCCCTTACAAATATCTGTTGAACAATAGGTTTCATCTTACCTACCATCCATTCCACCAAAGATTTCCCAACAAGAGCCGCAGCAACAGAAGCAGTAGCAGTGGTGCCAGCAAGAATAACCTGCTCTTTAGGTGGGATGGGAACTTCCCCGATAATTGGTACTTCAATGACGGGAACTCCTAGATTGGTTTTGGGGGCATCATCGGAAATAACCCGATTATCCTGGGGGGTTTGAACAGATGGAGGCAGTTGAGGGGTAGGGGTAGCATCAGGAAGTCCTCTGGTTTTTTCTTCCTTCTCTTCTTGTTGTTTCTTCTGTTCCGCTCTTACTGCAGCATCAAACTCTTCTTGAGTAGGAACATCAATCACTGGATACTTGATAGTCGTATCGGGCATATTTACGATGGGCATATCAATTTGAGGTATCACGGAACGTTCTGTTCTGCGAGTTACAGGAGGCTCTATCGTTGGAATAATAGGTGGGGGTTCACTTCTTATTTGGATTGGTTTGATTTCCATTTGCTACATCCTGTACTCGTGGATACTTCACAACGACATCGGCACAGATTTTTGCATAAGGGCTTTGAGGGTGAAACGAAATTCCATTTTTCATTGCTTCACCACACTTCAGTAACCTGACTAACTCAAAGTCAAGACGTGCCTTATCTGCTTCTGCCTGCTGTCTACTGATTTCTGTACGAACTCTTGCCTTACAAAGTTCTTGAAATGAACCATCAAGCGGAACGGAAAAACCTGCGGATAAACCAGCGTTCAGAGAATTTTGTTGATAAGTTGTTGGATCATTATTATTGGATAAACTATTGTATCCAAAGGTCTGTAAGTTCAGTGTAGGTCCTTGACAAGAAACACCCCCACCATAAGTATTCATAGCAAAAGGACCCTGAAGCACCTGTACTGCCTGGTTGGTTACATTACCAGTCGCAGATGCTGAGGGCCCTGCAATATTCGTATTAGATGGTGCTTCTGCAAATGCAGGAGATGCTAAACCGATTATTGCGTAAAGACCGATAATGTATTTGTAGTAGATTCTTCTACCGTTTTGCGATCTATCCATGTTTCTTTCGCAATTCCAGGAGTCAAGTGAGTTTCACTAAACTGGAACGGAGCACCTTGCGTTTGAATTGTGTAGTTCGCTCCTGGAGCCGGTGTCCCAGGGATATTGATATTAGTACCAGTAACAGTATAAGATGTCCCAGTAGTATATTCTATTTGTTTGATAACTTCAACCACTTCAGTACGAGTCTTAGTCTCAGAAGTAATTGTGCCACTCGTAAAATTAGGAGTGACTGGTGCTGCATAGCAAGGAGAAATAAGTCCCGCTGCTAGCAGCAAAGCGGGAGTTATGTGTCTCACTTGAATACGCTTAACTCAACGGTTCTTTGAGCAGTACCAGTGCTTCCAGGACCACCAGCGGTGATGGTAGGAACACCAGCAGCATTGATAGTTCCAGCAAGAGAACCTGCCGAACCACCTAACTGAGTAGTAGAGTCGCTATAAAGGTTGGGAGCAGCAATTGTTCCAGAAGCTGCCGACTGACTGGTGACATTAGTATCAGCAGTAATTGAAGATTCACTGAAAGTAAATGCCCCACCATTCGTGTTGATCGCATAAGAACCAGCACCACCAACTCCACCAAGAGTTGTGACGTTAATGTTTGTGCCTGAGACGGTGTATTGAGCACCGACTCTATTTGATTGTACCGCAGCACCCTGAACGCTTAGTTGTACGGAATCAACGATTTTAGATGTAATTTCAGCAGCAAAAGCAGGAGTAGTGAAGAATAACGAAAAGGCTAAAATGAGTCTTTTCATTGTTCGAGTGTAAACACTGCAAGTATTTATGTTTCTGCTTTCATAAATATCTAAAAAACTATAAATGGCTATTAATAGAGAACTTAGTCAGTTTGGAAGACTTGTACAAATTATTGATAACGTAAGCATTGGTATCGGAACAACTTCCAATGTGAGCATTGGTTTTGGTACAATTTCAGCAACAACATTTAGTGGAAGTAATATACTTGTAGGAACAGCAACATCAACAGGAACCGCATCACAAAGACTTCAAGTTACTGGTGGTGCTTATGTTTCTGGTTCTGTCGGTATAGGAACCACAAATCCAGGTTCTACTTTGGATGTTCGTGCTACTGGTGCAACAATAAGAGTTCAAAATCCAGCAGCAGCAAATTATAGCGTATTACTCGATCCTTCTGCTGTTGGACCAAGAGTATCATTTGGTGTTAATGCCGATAGTTCCTTTATGGAATTTGGTGCTTATAATCTTTTTAATAACTTAGATACCAAAAACAGAGACCTAAAAATCTTCTCAACTGCCGCACCTGATGCATTCATATTAAGACAGGCAACTGGTAATATCGGTATAGGAACCACAAATCCATCAGACAAACTCCATGTTCTTGGTAGTAATATTAGAATTGATAGTGCATCTGGATCTCTAAACTTCTGGAGTGGTGCTGGTTTTTATGGTGGAATTGGAGTTCTAAATGCTTTTGGTGGAAGTGGAACAGATATTGTTCTTCGTGCAGATTCGGGCAGAAGTCTTATATTCCAGACAGGTGGTGCGAATGATAGAGGAAGAATAGATGCTAATGGAACATTCCTAGTTGGTTCTGCAACTTCTACAGGAACCGCATCACAAAGACTTCAAGTTACTGGTGGTGCTTATGTTTCTGGTAATCTTGGAGTTGGTAGAACAAATCCATCAGCACTATTTCATCTAACTGGTGGTTCTGCAATTGGAGCTATTATAGAAAGAAATAGCACAGGTGAAAGTTATATTAGATATCAAAATAGTTCAGGAACAATGCACGCTGGTATATCAACAGGTGCTACTTTCTGGGGTATTGGTGATAGTACTAATTTCACAAATTCACCATATTTTGTTGTAAGAAATACAACTGGTTCTGTTGGAATCGGAACTAATAATCCAACGGTTGCACTACAACTTTCTCCAAATGCTTCTATTTCCAATGTTGGTTCTGGAATAACTTTACCAGGAACTGTTGGTTCGGCACTTACCGTTGCACAATTTTTACACGTTAATACAAATACATCATACTTAAGAATTAAAGCAACAAGAAATGCTACTGGAAGTGATTGGTTTAGTGCATCCACAAAATTAGTTAATGTAACTGATGTAACTGAACAAGGTTATATTGAGTATAATCCAAATGGTTCTCTTTATGGAATGGCATTTGGGCAAGGCGGAACTGAATGGGCAAGATTCTTACAGTCTGGTAATCTTGGTATAGGAACCACAACTCCAACATCGAGATTATCTGTCGTTGGTGATGGAAAATTTAGTGGTGTGGTTACAGCCACAAAGTTTGTTGGTGATGGATCATTATTGACAAATTTACCAAGTGGTGGTAGCAGCGGAGGAGGAACTTCTTCTCAATGGACCACAGGAGCAACAGGTATTACTACAACATCAAATGTTGGTATAGGCACAACAAATGCGTCATATAAACTTCATGTTGTTGGTTCTGGAACAACAACACTAATTATTGATAATGGTAGTGCTAAAATTGTTGGCAATTTAAATGTAACTGGAACTGTTTATGCTACCGATTTTGATATGGTTCCGGGCGGTGGAGGTTATCAAAGTTTACCTGGCATTGTTACTAGTATCATAGCGGGAAGTGGTATCACCATAAGCCCAACAAATGGTACTGGTGCAGTTACAATTTATTCTACTAATACATCTCAATGGACCAGTTCTGTATCAGGAATTAGTACCACATCAAATGTTGGTATTAATTCTAGTATACCAACATCAGCACTTGATGTTTTGGGAAATGCTAAGATTTCTGGTGTTACTACGGCATCATCATTTGTTAAGTCTGGAGGAACTTCATCTCAATTCTTAAAGGCAGATGGCAGTGTTGATTCTTCAACGTATCTAACTTCTTATACCGAGACTGATACTTTAAATAGTGTAACTGGTAGAGGAAATTCTACATCTAATGGAATTTCTGTTGGAGTTTTAACTGCTACTTCCATAGTTAAATCTGGAGGAACTTCATCCCAATTCTTAAAGGCAGATGGTTCTGTAGATTCTTCAACTTATCTTACATCGTATACGGAGACTGATACTTTAAATAGTGTAACTTCAAGAGGAAATTCTACATCTAATGGAATTTCAGTTGGAGTTTTAACTGCAACTAGAGGAAACTTTACTGGAATTATTACTTCTACTGGAGCTAATATCTTTGGTAATCTTGGAATAGGAACAACAAATCCAGGAGAAAGACTTCAAGTTGATGGTAATTTAAGACTCGGAGGTTCGACAACTTCAAACTATATTGCTTTTTATGGAACCAATGGTGATCAACCTGGTTCTTATAGTCACACTTATATTGGTGAAAGAGTTTGGAGCACTGGAACAGAAAGATCGGAGCTTCTTCTATTCAAAGGAAATGATGCTGAGGTAAGCAATGGATGGGATAGAATAAGACTTGCTGCATCTCAAGTTAGAATTGACACTTATACAACTGCAACTGGTGGTAATACCTTTGAAAATATTGCTACATCCGCAAACTTAATCAATAGAGTTGTAGTTCATTCTACTGGAGAAGTTGGAATTGGAACTGATGCCTCAACAGGAACAGCATCACAACCACTTCAAGTGACTGGTGGTGCTTATGTTTCTACAAGACTTGGAATAGGACAAACTAATCCAAATACTGCATTGCATATTGGACCTTATAATGGTAATACTTTACCTCATTTATATCTTGCTTCTGGTAATAATCTTTATGGGTGGAGGATTGATACACAAGATTTTGGTGGTGGTTCTGTTCCATTAAGAATTTGGAGAAGAGTTAATGGAACTGATACTGAATCAATTACTGTTTTAAATCAAAATGGTAATGTTGGTATTGGAACCACAAATCCGACATCAGCACTTGATATTGTAGGAGATGCAAAGGTTTCTGGTGTTACTACGGCATCATCATTTGTTAAATCTGGTGGAACTTCATCACAATTCTTGAAGGCAGATGGTTCTGTAGATTCTTCAACGTATCTAACTTCTTATACCGAGACTGATACTTTAAACTCAGTAACTTCAAGAGGAAATTCTACATCTAATGGAATTTCAGTTGGAGTTTTAACTGCAACTAGAGGAAACTTTACTGGAATTATTACTTCTACTGGAGCTAATATTTCTGGTGTAACTACTGCAACATCATTCAGTGGATCTGGATCTGGAATTACTGGTCTTACAAATAGTAATCTGAGTGGCTCTGCCGGAATTACCAATGCAAATCTTGCAAACTCTACAATTTCTGGTGTTTCTCTTGGATCTAATTTAAATACATTAACTCTCAATACATCTGGAACAGGCCTTTCTGGTTCAACAACTTACAATGGTTCTGGTGCATCTACATTTACTGTCACAAGTAATGCTACAAGTGCTAATACTGCTTCAACCATTGTTGCTCGTGATTCTTCAGGAAACTTTAGTGCTGGAACTATTACTGCTAGTTTATCTGGTAATGCTACCAGTGCGACAACTGCCACTAATGCACAAGGACTGACAGGAACACCAAATATTTCGGTAGGGACTATTAATTCTGGTACACTTACAGTTAGTGGAGATATTAATTATACTGGTACAATTAAACAATCTGGATCAACTGTAATTCAATGGGTAGAAATAACACCTGTTGTTTTTGAATTTTCTTGGAGTGGTACTCAAACGTTTTCGGTTACACCAACCAATTCAATTCCACCATCTACACGTTATATTCTCGCTGATGTTTTTATTACTGCAAATAGTGGTGATCATCAAAATATTGTTCTTGGTCGTTCTTCAGTTTCTAGTCAAAAAAACTGGGTAGATAGTAGAGGGGCACAACCATCGGGACAATTTGGAACATTAACTCGTCATGCAGTAACGCTCACATATAATGGTGAAGCTGATGGATATTCTCCAAATTATGGATTATGGTTTTCAAGTCAGCATATCCCTAGTGATGGTAGAACCATTTATTTTAATAACTATGGAAATAGTGGAAGTGGTGGATGGGTATATATTGTTATAAAAGGATATTCATTATAATAAATCTCTAAAAAATAACGCATACAATCTGAGTGGTTGACGAACCCAGGAAACCGTGCTATGATAAATAGGTAAACAAATGTTACGGATTTCTAACAATCCTTAACATTGTCAACACCCGTTAACCGAGACCTATGGGTGTATAAATTACGTCTCTCATATCCCCGCTAAGGGTGCGGGGAGCATAGTATCTCCACCATTTCCCTGATGGTCTTACTATCCTTTTAAAAACAAATGACTGCTTCAATCGCTCAACAACGACAATCAAATACTTGGGAACAGTTTTGCCAGTGGGTCACCAGCACCGACAACCGCCTCTATGTGGGTTGGTTCGGCGTTCTGATGATTCCTTGCCTGCTTGCTGCTACCATCTGCTTCATCGTTGCCTTCATCGCTGCACCTCCTGTAGACATTGATGGCATTCGTGAACCCGTTGCTGGTTCACTCATGTACGGAAACAACATCATCTCTGGTGCTGTGATTCCGTCGTCCAATGCTATTGGACTGCATTTTTATCCCATCTGGGAAGCTGCTTCCCTAGATGAGTGGCTGTACAACGGTGGACCTTTCCAACTGGTTGTCTTCCACTTCCTCATCGGCATCTATGCTTATATGGGTCGTGAGTGGGAACTTTCCTACCGTCTGGGTATGCGTCCTTGGATCTGTGTTGCTTACTCTGCACCTGTTGCCGCTGCGAGTGCGGTATTCCTGGTGTATCCTTTTGGTCAAGGTTCTTTCTCTGATGCAATGCCTCTGGGTATCAGTGGCACCTTCAACTACATGCTTGTGTTCCAGGCAGAGCACAACATCCTGATGCACCCCTTCCATATGCTTGGAGTTGCTGGTGTGTTCGGTGGTTCTCTGTTCAGTGCTATGCACGGTTCTCTGGTTACTTCCTCACTGGTTCGTGAAACCACTGAGAACGAGTCGCAGAACTATGGTTACAAGTTTGGTCAAGAAGAAGAGACCTATAACATCGTTGCTGCTCACGGTTATTTCGGACGCCTTATTTTCCAATATGCTTCCTTCAATAACTCACGTTCACTTCACTTCTTCCTCGCCGCATGGCCTGTTGTAGGCATCTGGTTCACCGCTCTTGGTGTATCCACGATGGCATTCAACCTGAACGGTTTCAACTTCAACCAGTCCATCATTGATTCTCAGGGTCGTGTGCTCAATACTTGGGCAGATGTTCTGAACCGTGCTGGTCTTGGGATGGAAGTAATGCACGAAAGAAACGCGCATAATTTCCCTCTTGACCTTGCTGCTGCTGAGTCAACTCCTGTTGCTCTCACTGCTCCAGCAATCGGTTGATATAACAACCAATATTCACTGGGGATCTTCGGATCCCCTTTTTATTTCGGAGGACATAAATGGTTTCATCTACACTTTCACAACCAATTCAACAAAGAGGATGGTTCGATGTACTCGATGACTGGCTTAAAAGAGATCGTTTCGTTTTTGTTGGCTGGTCTGGACTTCTTCTTTTTCCCACTGCTTACCTTGCTCTTGGTGGTTGGCTTACTGGGACAACTTTCGTTACGAGTTGGTATACTCACGGGTTGGCAAGTTCCTATCTTGAGGGTGCAAACTTTCTTACTGCGGCAGTTAGTACTCCAGCAGATTCTATGGGTCATTCTCTTCTTCTTCTCTGGGGTCCTGAGGCTCAAGGGGATATCGTCAGGTGGTTCCAACTTGGGGGACTCTGGCCTTTTGTGGCACTCCACGGGGCCTTTAGTCTGATTGGTTTTATGCTTCGCCAGTTTGAGATTGCTCGTCTGGTGGGTATCAGACCTTATAATGCAATTGCATTCTCTGGTCCTATTGCAGTATTTGTTTCTGTGTTTCTAATGTATCCACTGGGTCAATCCAGTTGGTTCTTTGCACCTTCATTTGGTGTTGCTGCAATTTTCAGGTTCCTTCTGTTCCTTCAGGGTTTCCACAACTGGACCCTCAACCCCTTCCATATGATGGGAGTTGCTGGTATACTGGGAGGAGCACTGCTCTGTGCGATTCATGGAGCAACAGTAGAAAACACATTATTTGAAGACAGTGAACAGGCAAACACTTTCAAAGCATTTGAACCGACTCAAGAGGAAGAGACGTATTCTATGGTTACGGCTAACAGATTCTGGTCTCAGATCTTTGGTATTGCTTTTAGCAATAAACGTTGGTTGCATTTCTTTATGCTTTTTGTTCCAGTTATGGGCCTCTGGACTTCCTCTATTGGCATCATCGGTCTTGCTCTCAACCTTCGTGCATACGACTTTGTATCTCAGGAGATTAGAGCGGCAGAAGATCCGGAGTTTGAAACGTTCTATACAAAGAACATCCTCCTTAATGAGGGACTTCGAGCGTGGATGGCGCCGGTAGATCAACCTCATGAAAATTTTGTATTCCCAGAAGAAGTATTGCCCAGAGGCAATGCCCTGTGATATACTGGGAGGGGATAACCCTCCTTTTATTTTCTCTAAATATTTTTTCAGTTTATAGACAGATATGAAGTTTACAATTTACTCAAAAGATGGATGTCCATATTGCACAAAAGTGCAGCAGGTGTTACAATTGGCTGAGTTGCAATATGTCATATACAAACTGAATACTGATTTCACTCGTGAAGAATTCTATGCAGAATTTGGAGAAGGATCAACTTTCCCTCAAGTAGTTGTTGGTGATCAGCATATTGGTGGTTGCACTGATACGGTTCAATATCTGAAGGAGCAGAATCTAGTTTGATGAATATACTTTCTATAGCATTCAATAATCATGAAAGTAGTTTGACTTTTCTGAAAAATGGAAAAATTAAACATCATATTCTTGCAGAAAGAATAACAAAAAGAAAGCATGAATGCAAAATTGATTCAACATTTATGTTTTTTGTTGAAGATTTGCAAGAAGAATATGATCTATTGTCGATCAACATTTATAATTGTAGACATGTATTTGATAAGTATTCTGATGTTTTAAAAAATCTTTTTTTTACTTTAGATTATAAAAAACAAGCAATTTCTAAAAATGACGATTTTAGAATCACTTTAGGTAAACATCATTTATGTCATGCATATAGTGGATTTTATTCCTCTAAATTTAAAGATGCTTTGTGTTTTGTTTTTGATGGAGATGGATCTAGATTTTTCCCGACAGAAGATCAAACTTTAATTGAAAGTGAATCCATCTTTTTATTTAAAGATGAAATTTGTGACAATAGTCCATTATACAAAAAATATAAATTATTGCCAGCAAATGGAGATGTTTGTATAAAAAATCCTTCATTAGATTATGATCATGAGATTTCTTCTGAAATAAGTATAGGAAATCAATTTGAATATTTATCTATTGACATGGGGTTTTCTTGGTTTGGTGCTGGAAAATTAACTGGATTAGCTCCCTATAAAAACTATAAAAATCTTCTTCCGGAAGAATATAATACAAAATATTGGAGAAATCAAGTTGATAGATCGTATGATCTTCATTCAGATTCGACAAAAAAAATTATAGAGTTAATAGAAAAATATACAAAAAAAACTGAAATTAAGAATGTAGTAATCAGTGGCGGTGTAGCACTCAATTGCTTGATTAATTATTCCCTGGTAAAACATTTTCCAGATTTAAATTTTCATATTGATCCTATTTGTAGTGATGGTGGTATTAGTTTAGGAAACGCTTTGTTGCAATATGTCCAAGAAACAAATAAAATTCCCGATAGAATTCATAATACATATTTTGGACATAAAGAAGAATCTTATGATTTGCAAAAATTTGAAAATTCTTCCTTTGCAAATTTATTATCTCAGCAAAAAACAACATATACTGAAATAGCAGATTTAATTGCTCAAGGCAATGTAATAGGTTTATTTCAAGGAAGGTCTGAAGTTGGATGCAGAGCATTGGGAAATCGTTCCCTACTTTTTGATCCCAGAGTAACTAATGGAAAAACCATAGTTAATAGAATTAAAAAAAGAGAAAATTTTAGACCATTTGCGGCTTCAATTTTATTTGAAGAGGTGAATAATTGGTTTGATTTAAAAACATTGAATGAAAGTCCATACATGTCTTTTGCTGTGGATGCTTTTGCCCACACATCAAAAATAGTTCCAGCAGTTATTCATGTTGATGGAACATCTAGAATTCAAACAGTTACTAAGGATCAAAACTATCATTTTTATAATTTAATTAAAACATTTTATTCAAAAACAAACGTTCCCATGCTTCTAAATACTTCATTCAATCTCGCTGGACGCCCTTTAGTAGAAACTCTAGATGATGCAATTTATACAATGTTAAATAGCGAAATTGAATATTTGTATCTACCGGAAATTGAAATTCTCATCACTTTAAAAAATGAAAACTAATTCTAACGAAATTTATTCTGACGTAGAAAAAGCAATTGATTATGCATTTAATGGTCAATTTGTAATGAAGTTCTATGACTATCTTAAAATTCGTGGAACTAAAAAAGTAGAAGTTGAAGAATTCATTGAGAGTTCAACAGCACATGAAATCAACAATCTTGTAATAGAACTTGAGGAATATCTTGAAGGTGGGTCTGATGGTGTGCATAAGCAACTTCGTGAAGCCTATGGTCACATTCCAAAACCAATGGCAAGAAAAATCAAAGAATATTTGTATGGCATCTTAGAAGATGCTTGGAAGTATAATCATGACAAGAGACGCGGGCGACGCAAAAAGCAAACTAAATAGAAACGAACCCCAAATTAATCGGGGCATTGAGTTACTACTACGAAATAGGAGGAAGAGATCATCAAATCCAAAAACTTTTCAAGTGAAATTTGGTAAAATGATTTCTCTTTTCCGCAGAGAGTATCATTTCTACATTGAGTTTCACTTTGATGTAAGAAACAAATAACTCTCTGGAGAAAAAAAATGTTAGCAGTAGCACTTACCATCGGCACATTAGTTTCAATCATGTTCTTTTTTGTTGGTGGTGTAATAGGATGGATGGCAAAGGAACATTTTTATCAAACTTCGCCAGTGTATACGCACCCAGAGATGTTTGACTCGAATGGAAACATCATTCCCGATGAAATTTTAGCTGTGAGATTTGAAAACGATTATGACTACGACGAAGACGAGGAAGACGACTGAAACTGAAGTTAAACTTCCACCCAATCCATTTATGAATGAGATCTTAGATCTCGTTTCAAAACAAAAAACGAATGCAAAAAAAGTTGAAGTTCTGAAAGAGCATGAGAACGATGCGTTGAAATCGCTGCTCATTTGGAACTTTGACGAATCAATTATTTCTGTTCTCCCACAAGGAGAAGTTCCTTTTAAACCAAACGAAAGTCCATTAGGAACTGATCACTCATCACTGAGACGAGAGTTCAAGCACTTTTACAATTTTGTAAAGGGTGGTAATGATACTCTGCCAAGTATCCGTAGAGAAACTATTTTCATTCAAATTCTTGAAGGTCTTCATCCCGATGAAGCAGAAGTTCTTTGTCTGGTAAAAGATAAGCAACTTCAAACAAAGTATAAGATCACCAAGGATCTTGTGTCAGAAGCATACCCCGACATTCAGTGGGGAGGCCGTTCCTGATGTGCTTGGTTCTTCATCAGAAATGTGAAAAGTCGGCAGCGAAAGATAAATCGTTGCCTTTAAACTCATATCTTGTTACATATATTTCTGAAGAGGAAACTTTTTATGATATTGTAATTTGTAACAAACAGGTCGATATCTTCGATATGTATTGGGATAAATATCGTGAAGGATTACAAGACATACGATGGACTGATGGGAGAGTGAATCCCAAATTGTGGCAATCTAGAACGGAGAAAACAAAAAAATGAGTTCAGGTTTTAGTGAAGAGAAAATTGAAGTATCGATTGATAAAGATAAACTCCAAGAAGTTTTGAAAGTTTATAAAAGAATTAAGCGATATCAAAGATCTAGTTTATTTGAAATTAAAACTATGGATGGAACAGAAACTCTTGTGAGTGATTTACTTAAGGAATTGGACGAAAATGGGTAAGCATTATCTTTTAAATTTGTACGGGTGTTCATTTGTTCTATTGGACGATGAACAATGCCTTATAGATCTACTAGAAAATGCTGCAGTAGCAAGTGGTGCCACGGTGGTTCAAACGATTTCAAAAAAGTTTGAACCACAAGGGGTCACTGTCATCTGTTTATTATCGGAAAGTCATATCAGTATTCACACATGGCCTGAGGAAGGTAAAGCGGCAGTGGATGTTTATACCTGTGGAGATTGTAATCCAAAGATAGGATGTGATATAATTATTCAACAACTTTATGCTCAGAATCATACTCTGAGTTACATAGAACGGTAACAAAAGTTACAAAAAAACTATCTAATATATTATACGTTCATCCCAATAGGGACGGAAGTAGGGAAACTGAAGGAACGCAAATTTACCACCAAGTAAAGGAGCAAACCTATGACAACTGCAACATATCGTGGAGTAAAATACAATGTTGAAGATCGTAAACTTAACGTTCTTCAACTTTTAAAAGATCAAATTGAAAAGGCAGAGCGTATCAAACAAGCTCAGATGCAAATGAAAGGATAATTTAAATGGAGGGTTTACACCCTCCTTTTTTTATGTTAAAATAGAACGAGAGAATATCATTTTATGGACCGAGACAAACTTAAATTGATTGTTCGCAATCTTGAATTGCTCGTAGATTCTTTGAAGTCCGAAGTTTATTCGGACACTCAAAGTTACCTAGAGTATGATAAAATTACAGCAGCTCTCAGTGACTATGATGAGGTGTTTGAAGACGATGATGGTTACCCCGATTAATTAAATGTCAGTAAAACTTATTTCTATTACTCCAGATGCCGAAAAAACAATGGCATACATTGCAAGAGTCTCTAATCCTGCTAATCAGGACAACGAGAACTATGCCAAGTTGCTTGCTTATTGTATTAAGCATAATCATTGGTCTGTGTTTGAGCAGTCTTCTATGACGCTTGAGATTGAAACAACTCGTGGTATTGCAGCCCAGATACTTCGTCACCGTTCTTTTACATTTCAAGAATTTTCTCAGCGTTATGCGGACACAAATCTTTTGTCTGAACATATTCCAACTCCAGAACTTCGTCGTCAAGACACCAAGAATCGTCAAAATTCCATTGATGATTTTGATGGTTATTTAAAACTTACTCTTCAAGGTGAAATTGCAAAGCATTTTGAAGATGCAAATAAACTCTATAAGAAACTTCTTAATCATGGAGTAGCAAAGGAATGTGCTCGCTTTGTACTACCCTTAGCGACGCCCACACGCATCTATATGACGGGATCTTGCCGTTCCTGGATTCATTATATCAATCTCCGTTCGGCAAATGGAACTCAGAAAGAGCATATGGATATTGCGCTCGAATGTAAAAAAGCATTTACGGAACAGTTTCCTTCAGTGTCCGAAGCTTTGGCATGGATCTAAATAATATTACGCACTATTACACATTATGGCAATTTATCCGATTATTCACGTAGAGACGGGAGAAAAACGAGTAATCGAAATGAGTGTTCATGACATTACTCAATGGTATAAAGACAATCCTGAATGGAAAAGGGATTGGTCTGAAGGGTGTGCATCTGCGGGGGAAGTTGGAGAATGGGCTGACAAACTCATTCAAAAAAACCCAGGGTGGAATGACGTGTTAAGAAAAGCTTCTAAAGCTCCAGGATCAAAAGTTAGACCTTTTAATTAGTATGCCAAGAAAAAAATCAGCAGGGATCGGCACCAGCCCAGTTCCCTTTGGAATGAGCAACAAACAAATGAAGAGGAAGAAACCAATCAATCTCGATTACATGAGAGCTATTGATCCTCTTACAGATAATCAAGAGCGTTTATTTGATGCATATGATGATGGTAAAAACGTTGTTGCATATGGAGCTGCAGGCACGGGTAAAACATTTATTACCCTTTACAATGCACTTCAAGATGTTTTAAACGAAAAATCTCCATACGAAAAAATTTACATCGTTAGGTCTCTTGTTGCCACTCGTGAGATTGGTTTCCTTCCAGGCGATCACGAAGATAAATCGTCTCTTTATCAAATTCCATATAAGAATATGGTAAAGTATATGTTTGAGATGCCAACAGATAATGATTTTGAAATGCTGTATGGCAACTTAAAGAATCAGGGAACGATTAGTTTCTGGAGCACATCATTCATTCGTGGTACAACTCTTGATAATGCAGTGATTATTGTTGATGAGTTTCAAAACCTTAATTTTCACGAATTAGATAGTATTATCACTCGTGTTGGTGAGAATACAAAAATTATGTTCTGTGGAGATGCAACTCAAAGTGATTTAGTGAAGACGAATGAGAAGAATGGAATCATTGATTTCATGCGTATTCTTCATCAAATGCCGTCTATGGAACTGATTGAATTTGGACTCGAAGATATTGTAAGATCTGGTCTCTGTAAAGAATACTTAGTTGCTAAAGCTGAATTGGGAATGTGATGACATTTAATCATGTAGATATTGACCTTCCTAATTTGGAAAGGGAAACAATTGATGGCGTAAGATACTATAAAGTTCCTAATGAAGAGGAACTTATACGTCTTGTTTCGATTACTTCTGTTATTAGTCATTTCAATAAAGACTTTTTTGCTTCTTGGAGAAAAAAGGTTGGTGACGCAGAGGCAGATCGAATCACACGTAAAGCTACATCAAGAGGAACTGATACTCATACTTTGATTGAACAGTATCTTCGCAATATGGATCTCAACTCAGATATTCTTCCAATTTCTGAGATGTTGTTTCAAGTTGCAGTTCCAGAGTTAAAACGTATAAATAATATCTATGCACTAGAAGGTTCTCTCTACAGCAAATATTTGGGAATTGCTGGAACTGTAGATTGTATTGCAGAATATGATGGAGAACTTTCTATTATTGACTTTAAGACCTCCAAAAAGCCAAAACCAAAGGAGTGGATCGAACATTACTTCGTACAATGCTGTGCATATGCGTGTATGCTTCATGAATTGACTGGATTGTCTGTTAAAAAATTCGTGATCATCATGACTTGCGAAACTGGAGAATGTGTAGTATATGAAGAAAGAGACAAGGAAAAATATCTTCGTTTGTTGACTCAATATATCAAAAAATTTGTTACAGATAAATTGTCAAGCATTGACAAATAATAAGTTATGTATTATGATGATCAAAAGTTTTATTATAAATGTACGTTACTGTTTTAGGTCAAATGCAGAATGAGCTCGAAAAAGTATTCGAAGACAAGTTTTTCTGCCCAGCAAAATTTGCTCAGGAAATCGAGGGTTTAGTGCATAGCGATTTAAGCATGAACTACATTGATGCCATCGTTTATTTTTGCGAAAAAAATAGTATTGATTTGGAAAGCGTTCCTAAGTTGATTTCAAAACCACTTAAGGAAAAGATTAAGTATGAGGCAATGCAATTAAACTTTCTTAAGCGTAGTTCAAGAGCTAGACTCGTATTCTAAAATTAGCTTTTAATTCCATTTTTGGGCGCAAAAAACCCCGGCAAAAATTTTCGCGTATTACTTTTTTAGAATGATGCCCTTTGATACCTATAAAACCTATATTGCGCTGAAAAATCACTTTACACAACCTAATTATGATTACCAAAAGTATTGTGGAAAAATTAAAGCGAGTGTCCAGTCTTTTTACAAAAGAAAGGACCGATTCTGGTTCGAAAAAATGTCCCGTAATAAAACTGACAAAGAAATTGAGGACTTTTTTATCAGCAATTTTGTTATGGCCTCTGATCCTACTAATTTGTGGGTCGGAAGCATTATTCGTGAAGGTGAAAGAAATTATACAGACTGGCAAAGAAAGATTCAATCGCTGAGTTATATTTTTAAGGAAGAATCAGATAAACTTTTCTCAGAAAATAAATTTGAGGATGTTTTTGATTGTAAAAATGGACATCCTCCAGTTTTGAAAAGTTTCCTGAGCGGGAAAATTAGCCTTGAAACACTGGTAATCTATGATAGAATATTCCTGTTCGGGAAATCTTTTGACAAGAAATTAAAAGATCCGATTTGGGAGATCGTCAGTCTGAAAATGAAAAAGTATTCTCCCTTTCTAAATATCGATGTATTCCGTTATAAAAAAATCTTGAAAGAAATCGTGGTAGGTGCTCAATGAGTTTTTTTGAATCCGAAGTCGTCCGTTCTGAGATGACAGAAATTTCCGAGATGCAAGAAGAAATATACCATAACGTATTTCGCTTCTTTAAAATGTCTCGGGAAGATAAAATCAAACATGTTGACTTGCTTCAAAAATTACTGAACAAGCAGCAGGTTCTTTATACTCGTTTGAGTCTTTCTGATGATCCTGAAGCTAAAGCAATGAAGCAAAAGATCTCAGAATCTGCAACGATGATGGGTCTTGACGAAAATGTGGATATGAACGTCATTTTTGGTAACATGTCAAAACTGATTGACGTGATGCGTGACCAGATTGACAAAAACGACCTGAAGGATTAGAATAACGGAGTACACAAAGGCCAAATCCAATTTACACGAGGTACACATGTCTTTTGCTAATCTTAAAAAGCAATCTAAACTTGGTTCTCTCACCGAAAAACTGGTGAAAGAAGTTGAGAAAATGAGCACTGGTTCTGGTGGTGCAGATGAACGTTTCTGGAAACCAGAGATGGATAAAACCGGTGTTGGTTCTGCAGTGATTCGTTTCCTGCCTGCCCCTGAGGGTGAAGATCTTCCTTGGGTGAAGATGTATTCCCATGCATTCCAGGGCCCTGGCGGTTGGTATATTGAGAACTCTCTGACTACTCTGGGTCAAAAAGATCCTGTGTCGGAGCACAATCGTGAACTGTGGAACAGCGGTAGCGAGAACGATAAAGAAACTGTGCGTAAGCAGAAGCGCAAACTGAACTACTATAGCAATATCTACGTTGTGAAGGATCCTGCTAATCCTCAGAACGAAGGTAAAGTGTTCCTGTTCAAGTTCGGTAAAAAGATTTTCGACAAGATTCTGAATGCTATGCAACCAGAATTTGAAGATGAAGAGCCGATCAATCCTTTTGACTTTTGGGGTGGTGCTAACTTCCGTCTGAAGATTCGTAAGGTTGAAGGTTATTGGAACTATGATAAGTCTGAGTTTGACTCTGCTGCTCCTTTGATGGATGATGACGATGCTCTGGAAACTCTTTGGAAGAAAGAGTATTCCCTGTCAGCAATCGTTGCTCCCGATCAGTTCAAGTCCTATGAGGATCTTGAAAAGCGTCTGAAGTATGTGCTGGGTCAAAAGAATCCTGCTCGTGCTGTCGTTGAGCAAGAAGACGAGTATGAATCCTATGTTCAAACTCCTTCGAAAGAAGATAAAGTGATGGAAGAACTGGAAGCATCCTATCAGAAGAGCAAATCTTCTCCTTCTCTTCCCAATCTGTCAGTCTCTGACGATGAGGATGAAGATGATGCGATGAAGTATTTCCAGAAACTGGTTGACGAGTGATTACTCAAATAATCTGATATTATCACCCTTCTTCAAGGTGGAGTTCACATACTGATCTCCACCTTTTTTGTATGGCATAATATTGTCGAGATCATTGAATAGTACATTCAGATATCGTGGTTTAAGTAAGAAAATATTTCTTTTATCTTCTTGAATACGATTCTCATATTCGTAGTTGGTTATGGGTTGGCCAACATTGGATTTAGTAACTTCCGCTTGGAGACCATAATCAAAATAGGTGACAGAATAACCAGCGGGAACTTCAAGTCCTTTGGGAATGATTGTAATACCTTGTGTTGTAAGAATTGCCTCCGCTTCATAATGATGAATGCCGCTATATAAGGTGCTTTCGTCACCATACTTTTTCATCAAATATTTGTCAAAGGTATATTGAGTCATTGGCCATTCTGTTTGAATATTCAGAATATTATTTGAGAGCAGAACTACCCAGTCTAAAGTGGACTCTTTATAAAACTTGTATGCAACGTTGTCGGGTCTTTCATCACCATTGATTTGATATTTGGTAAAGAATGACAAATCTCCAAAGATGTCCTCACGAATCTTTCCTCTTTTAAAAAGATTTTTTACATTATCGTAGTTCGAGATGTATTTCTCGTCTTTGTTACGACTAATGTATTCGAAGTTTGGAACTTGTCTAAAGTAAGGTTTTGACATTTTAGTATCCGATTATTGATGGTTTGCTTCCTGGTTCACCATAATCTTCATTGAAGATTGGCTCAAGTTCATTAAACTGAAGAGTTAATCCATATTGAGTCATGGTTGCTTCGGGATCAGCAAAGGTCGCATAAGAACCATCTGGAGTATAATCAACGCCGCATTGAGTCAATGAACAAATTTTGATGCTATTGATTGACGTATGTTCCTTATTGCCAGCATTTCCATTTCTGTAGATAATCTTAAAAACATTTGGTGCTTTTAGAAATAAACCTTCTGCTCCAGCGGAACTTTTTCTAACTGCCATTCCCTGCTTGAAAAATCGAATGATACCTTTGACTTGTTTTGCCTCCTCATCGCTTCTTGGTGATAATCTAAAATTAAAGTTAAATGGTCTTAATTGTGGACCATTGAACAGAAGTTCTAAGTTTGGATTGACAACATCACCCGAAAATCTTGATAAAATATTGATTCCAACTGCCTTGCCCGCAGCCCATTGTTGCAAATATTTTAGCACTGCATCGTTACCGGCAAACTGGGTTTTAAGTGCAGAAAAATCTGCTTCTTTCATTGTTCCAGTTATTGCACCTAAAGATGTTTTGGCACCCAATAATTGTAGTGGGTTAATATCACCATTTTGCCAGTCAACTGTATTGATATCTGAGATAGTTGGTTGAATTGGCAGAAAAACTCGTCCTAAAATTTTTAATGTACCATTTGGATTTGTACCAAACTGACGATCCTCTAAACCAAAACTTGTTGTTCGGATTGCATTTCCTTTAAGACCGCCATATTCAATCATCTGAAATTCAATGAAGTCCTGTTTATTTTGCGACAAACCAGTTGGATATACCCAATTTTTATAACTTCCTTCTTTTTGTTCAGTTCCTGCAATAGATGTTAGAATGGGCCCACCATCTTGCGGGCCAGTTGGTTTTGGTGCTCCTTGTAAAGGGTCGCTAGAACCTTGACTTGATACATTATTTGCCTTTGGCATACCAGCAAATAATTGTTGTCTTTGTGTAGCAGTGTAATTTTTGTTGACAAATGCAGCTCTCTGATTATTTGCTTGTGGTCCTAATTGGTTTAATAAAAAATTTTTATCTGTTTCAGATAAATTTAAATATGTTGATGTATAAGAATCAACGATTGTTTGAATATATGTTGGATTTCCACCTACCACTGCAGGATCAGATTGGAGTATTGGTGTTTTTTGTCCAATATTCGTAATATCATACGTTATTGATGCACCAGTTCTTTTATTTACATCAGTTTGATACCTCCTTATAATTCCTGGTAAAGGAGACATTTGGTATTGTAAAGTTTGAATGGGATCTGCCATTAGATGGTTTTTACCTATTTAGTGATGATTTTGGCATAAGGCAATGAACGAAGATACTCAATCTCATTATTTCGAATTACATGCATCTTTCCTGCGACTTCCTGCCAGGTATATTGTCTTGCCATTTCCCAATGAAAGTTAATTCCTTTGAATCCCCATCGTTCTACAGCAGTTACTGCAACCAAAGGATGCTCATCGTATGTAATTTCTTTTGTTTTTGGTATGTATATAAAGGTATAATATTTGCCAACGTCAGGAATAAATTCAGATTCTGTAAAAACTTCAAGAATATTCATCATAATAAGTTCTGCATCTTCAGAACCATCTAGTTTTCTTTTTAATTTTTCGACTCTTGAAGATGCCATTACTTGATTCCGAGTTCGTCTTCTGTGATGATCTTGAACTCAATCATATGATCCTTACAAAACTCTTCTGCAGCCTTCCACTTTGCTTCATTGGTTGCATAAGTATAAATTTCATTAATATATGACTTAGTTGCTCTTGCCTGTGGTTTAGGTGGGCGAGTTTGTTTTTTGGGTTTAATTTCTATAATATATTTTTTAATTTGTCCATTATTTTCTTTGACTTTGATGATAAAATCTGGAAAATAAGTTCTAACTTTTTTTCTCACAGGATCATAATATTTGATACGAATTTCTTCGGATCCCCATGCTATAATATTCTCATTCAAATCACACCAGCGACAAAACACCCGTTCCCAACTACTCCTGCAAACAATATTGTTTGGATCACCTTGGTACTTATTGGGATATGATGGTTGATAGCGACTCTTAATACTTTCTGCCATTACCCATATACATAATATATAAGTAAATCTATTTATAGATGCCAGTACAACCTACAAAGGTAACCGTAAGTCAATTAAAGGCTAAACTACTTCGTCCTGCTCTAACTTCACATTTTCTTTGTGAATTTGGAATACCTGGAGGATTTGAAGGAAAACTTGGAATTACTTTAGATGATTGGTTAAAGCAAAAACAATCTGCCGGGTTAGCTGGGATAAGTTATAATTCAGTAAACGAAACTTTGCAGTTGTCTTGTTCTGAAGCATCTTTACCTGGGTCTTCATTACTCACAAATGAAATCAATAATGATTATACTGGCGTAACCGAAAGACATGCATATCGTCGATCATATGATGATCGAGCAGATTTTACTTTTTACGTTGGGCATGATTATTCAGTAATTAATTTTTTTGAGGGTTGGATATCATATATTTCGGATGAGCAAGTTGCAGGAAATTTTAAATCCGCAGCATATAACTATAGAATGAGATTTCCAAAAGATTATCAAACGGATTCTCTTTACATTACAAAATTTGAAAGATCGGTTGGAAGTGTAGAAAGTTCATCAACATTAAGATATCAATTTTTTAAAGCTTTTCCAATAAGCATTAATTCAATGCCAGTTTCTTATGATTCTTCCACTTTACTTAAATGCACAGTATCTTTTGCTTACACCAAATATTTGATCGAAAATAATTATGCTTACTCTGAAAACGAAGTTACTGCTGGGTTGAACGATTTGCCAGGAAGTATTACTTCGACTGCTCCAATCGCATAATAAATACTCACATACATCATAATACATCATGCCTTTACCTAAGATTTCTACGCCAACGTATGAGTTGGATTTGCCTTCAACTGGAGAAACAATTCAATACAGACCATTTTTAGTCAGAGAAGAAAAACTTCTTGTTCTCGCACTGGAATCGGAGAACATGAAAGAAATTTCGACAGCAATCAAAACTGTCATCAAAAACTGCATTTTATCAAAAGGAGTGAAGATTGAATCACTTCCAACTTTTGATATCGAATATCTTTTCCTTAATATTCGTGGCAAATCTGTAGGAGAAGAGATTGAAGTTAACGTCATTTGCCCCGACGATGAAGATATTACTGTTCCTGTGACAATTTCTGTAGATGACATTAAGGTTGTCAAGAACAAAGATCATAACAAACAAATTGAAGTTGATGACTCGATCATGATGGAAATGAAGTATCCATCATTGGAACAATTCATTAAAAATAATTTTGATTTCTCTGGTTCAAATTTAATGGATCAATCATTTGATCTTGTTGCTTCGTGTATCGATAAGATCTATCAAGGAGATGAAGTTTGGAGTTCTTCTGATGTAACTCAGAAAGAATTAATAGATTTTCTTGATCAAATGAATGCAGCACAGTTCCAGCAGATTGAAAAGTTCTTTGAGACAATGCCCAAATTGTCTCATACAGTAAAGATTAAAAATCCAAAGAGTGGTGTAGAGAGCGAAGTGGTTCTGGAGGGTCTTTCCAATTTTTTCGCATAGGCCTGGTCCACATGGATCTAGCCTCATACTATAAACTTAATTTTTCTCTTATTCAGTACCATAAATATTCATTAACTGAAATAGAAAACATGATGCCTTGGGAACGAGACATCTACGTTGGTTTGCTACAACAGCACTTAGAAGAAGAGAGACTTAAGCAACAACAAAATGCGTGACCAATTAGTTACAGAAACTATTGATGCTAGAATTCTAAGACTAATTGGTCTTGAGGAGGCTTTTGACCTCGATTATGATACGTATTTAATCCTTTTAAAAGAAGCGCAAGTTAAAGGGAAAAATACTTTACCTGCGGAAGAACAAGCAATTCTTGCAAACGAACGAAAAAGAATTCGTGGAAAAGTTGGTCGTTTTAAAACAAAAGCAATCAACGTCAATAATATAACATCTGTTGGAAGAATAGGACAGAAACTTCTTCCCACTGCAAGGGGAGTTGGATATGCCCCAATCGTAAAATCTTTAGAGAGCATCAGTAAAACTGTTGAATCAATCTCAGACAATCTGAGTGATCAGAGTAAAGATGATACGAAAGAAGCAGAGGAAAATAGAAAGGACGAAGAAAATAAGAGAAGAAGAAAAAGAGAAGAATCTTTAGAAGCAAGTGCAAAAAAAGTTGTATCTGCAGCTAAAAAATTATTTGCTCCAGTTCGAGGAATACTCGATTCAATCTACAATTATCTATTTTACACTTTTCTCGGTAGAGGAATTAATGAATCACTGAATTGGTTAGCGAACCCGGAGAATAAAAATAAAGTCGCTGCTTTAGGTCAGTTTGTTAAAGATTTTTGGCCTGCTTTACTTGGTACAGCAGTAGCATTTTTTACTCCACTAGGAAATTTTATAAGAACTGTTCTTGGTGAAATTGCAAAACTTGCATTTAGATTTCCATTAGTTGCAGCTGCTGCGGGAGTAACTGCTCTTGGTGAACTTGGTGCTGCAAAGATGCGGGAGGTAACTGGAAAAGAATATAGATTAACTGGATATGAAGGAACTGTACCTGGAGTTGCACCTGGACGTGTACCAGAAGTTAATTCTAAGAAAAAATCCGCACAGGAAGTAAAAGAGAATCAAGAAGCTCCATATGGAAGAAATCCTGATGGATCTCCAAGACTATTTCCTAAATTATTTGAATCTGGAGGATTTATCGATAAGAATACTGGTTTGAAAATTTCTGGTGCGGGCCCTGATACCCAATTAACTGCATTGCAACCAGGCGAAGTTGTAATGAATCGTGCTGCTGTAAGAGCAATTGGTGCTGGTAATCTTCTTAATTTGAATAGAATGTTTGGTGGTCCAAACGCAAACAAACCAAAATTTGCAAATAATATTCAATTGGCTCAGAACGGTGGTATGGTTGGACAATTAATGAATTGGTGGAACAAAGGTAGAGATGTTAGAGTGCCAAATGAAAATCAAGCAAAATTTGGTGGAATAAAGCAATACTTTATGAAAAATCCAGACCCAACAACTTTACTTGGGGATGACGCTAAACAAATTACTAGAAGCGATAAAGCATTTAAATCTGGTGCTACTGGATATCGTGGGTGGAATCCATTCAAAGCATTTACTCCAAATATGGTGAAGACTGGACCAACACCAGCGATTCGTCAGGCTGTAGAAAGACCTTTAAGATCGTTTGCGACGACAATTCCAACAATGGGAAGATCTGCATCAAGATCTTTTAGAACATTTACAACCGCTGCTGTAAAATCAAATATTAGATTAGCAGTCATGCCCGTAGTTGGCGATATGTTGAGTCCAAAACCAGTTGGTGGAGATCTTCAAAGTGCCATTCAAAGAGGTGATTATAAAGGTCCTATGCCAACTCCACCATCAAGAAGTAAAACAAATATGATTACTCTTCCACCAGTAGTACAAAATGCTTCAATGCCAACTCCAAGAGCAGGAGGATCTGAAGTTCCTTCATTCTCTGCAGTTGCTCCTGGAAATCGTAGAATGGAAAATGCTCAGATCTACGGAATAGTACCATAAAATCATGGCAATAAATCCTCAGAAGTTATTACCACCAGCAAAACTTTCCACAGGTGAAAGAATGGCGGCCTCCTATGATAAGAAAATCGATGATCTTCTAAACTTTCAAATTAAAAAGAAACTTATTAATGTAGATAAACTGGTAAACAATACTAAAAAAGTAAAAGAAAAAACTAAAAAGCAAAAGAAAACAAGAAAAGAAAACGAAGAAAGAGAAAAGAAAGAAGGAAGATTGGAGCAAAAACAACCAAAAGAAGCATCAAAACTAAATCTTCCTGGTTTACCAAAAACTGGTTTTCTTGATAGTGTACAAAACTTTATTGGATATACTTTCTTAGGATATCTCTTTACAAATTATTCTAACAATTTTCCTGCATTAATAGGAGTCGTGAAGCAACTTCCCGCTGCAATGGATACTTTTGGTAATATCATTAGAGGAACTGTAGATCTTGCTGCTGGCATAATTGAAGGTGGGTACAAATTCAAAAATGATCTTCGTCAAAAAGTAGATGAACTGGGCGGTAAAGATGCCCAAAAAACATTTGATAAATTCACAGTCGGTTTCAAAGACATGATCAATTCGATCATGACTTTAGGTTTATATAAACCACCCAAAGAAAAAACTCCAGTTCCACGACAGGCATCTGGTGGTTATGTTCGAAAAATGGTCCCTGGTGGAAATGTTCCAAGAGCAGGAAGACCTGTAAGTGGACCAGTCAGTAGACAAATTCAAAAAGTAGAAACTAAAAAAATTCCAATCGTTTATAGGCAGATTAGTAATCCCGGTAAAGACATTGGTGGCAGAGAAAAAATTGAAACTATATTCCCATCATCAAAAGATCCAAAAACACCAGGACCATTAAACACTTTGGTGTTAACTTCATCAACATTGAGTAAAGTTCCTCTTATTGGTCCTTTGATGGGTGCTGCCGTTGATATTGCAATGGGACAAAAACCAGATAAAAGAATTTATCGAACCTTTGGTGATTCTTTGGCATATATGTTATCCCCAAGCATTAATGCACAAGCAAATACATCTGTTGAAAATATTGCTAGCACAATTGCTGCAATGGCTGAAGGTGGGACAGTTACCAGAGGGATT